TAACAGGAAACACAGCAGGCGTAGGTGGGTTGAATGCAGAAGGAGAGCAAATTTCTCTTTTTGATAGAACTGTATTAGAAACCCAGCAATGTTTGGAAATGGGATTTCTTAGGCCGTTAATGAAGTTAATGGGAATCAAAACTTGGAAGGTAAAGTTTGCAGATATTAATGTAAAGAACGAGCAGCAGCATTTGGCAAATATGTTACAGAAGGCAAATATTATTACAGTGTTGAATAAATTAGGAATTAAGGCTACATTAGATAAGGAAGGAAATTTAGTTCTTCCAGATGAGCCTACGGTAGTAATGCCAGAGGCAAAACCAGAGGTAGGTCCAGTAAAACCATGAGAAGTTGTAAAAAGTGTATGGCGGGAGAAAGTAGAGTTAGATTGATGTCTAATGGATTTTGTGAAGAGTGTGAGCACGACAGGGCTTGGAATAACAAAGGTGAGTACATGAAACAGTATCACAAGAATCAGAGAATGTTGATGAGAAAAAATATTGCTGACAAAGTAAATCGTAAGTGGAAAGAAAAGTATGGTAATGCGTCTGTAGAAGAAGTAGCTTCTTACAAATAATGGCAATAGAGTTTGATGACAGTGAATGGTTTCCGTTAATTAATTTTTTTAAAAAGCAAGATAATTGGCAGATGATATTAGAAGAGGCTGGAGAGACAGTTATTGAAGAAGCAAGAGAAGTGGCAGTAGATACGTTGTATAGTGGGCCGCCAGATGGTGTTAATCGTGTAACAGGTTCGGTTGGAGATAGTATTGTAGGGTTTGCATCCCCAGAGGGAGATAGGGTTTCGATTGGTTTACAATCAGAGCATGTTGCAGCAAACATGATAGAATACGGGGGTTTGGTTGTAGATGACAGGCCAGGTGTGTTTAGTAACGTTGGCCCATATGCTAGTAAGGCAGGAATGAGTAAAGAAGCATTTACTGGAGCAATCAAAAAGAACCAGCCGTTTAGAGAAGCTAGACCTTTTTTGCGTCCAGCTCTTGATTATGCAGCCAGTCAATTAAATTCAGAGATTGCTGCAGTTGCACGCATGTATGCAGATGAGTTGTAGGCATTTCCGGAAAGTTTAGATTATTTATATACACATTGTTAATCTTAGGCTGTGGCAGACGCTAAAGATACTAAGTGGCAGGTCTATCGACCAGAATGGTATAACGACAGAATTTTAGAGACATTTATTAGCTCGCCTATCGTTGATAAACAGAACGATAAGATAGACACAGACACGATTAAAGAATCTATGGATTTCTATATGAAATACGGGGTTTATTCATACAAGCATGAGGAGATGCCAGTGGGTCTACCTCTTGCATATAAAATTAAAGATGGTAAAGTTAAAATCCGTGTAGGAATACACGACAAGCTTCCTATGCATACAAGGGTATGGGATGAAATGAAGATTTACGGTGACAAGGGCGGTTCGTCTATTAGAGGCGAAGCTGAAAAACAAGAGAAGGTCTGCGAAGGAGACGTCTGCCACAACAACATCTCCGAGTTGTCTCTTTGGTCCGTGTCTTGGGTTGGCAACAGGCCAGCTAACCCAGAAGCTACTGTTACGGCAGTAGCGGCAGCAAAAGAAGAAACAGAACCTATTAAGGTGACAAAGCAAGTAACTCTAGATGAGATAGAGGGAATGGTAGAAAAGATAATAGAACGCAGGGGAAAGAAGTATTGTCTTTTTGCTAAGAAGGATAAAAAATTACTAGGCTGTCATCCTACGCGTGCAGGCGCGGTAAATCAGGAGAGAGCAATCCAAGCTAGAAGATTTAGTAAGATGAATAAAGACTTGGATGAGATTCTTTCTAAAATACGTATAAAGAATATAGACAAATTAATGTGGGACATAGCAGGCACACGTAAGTGTTTGGTAAAGAAAGGAATAGAAGTTATCAAAGCACCTAAAAAAAAGCCAAAAACGCCAAAAAAACCTAGAGGCGGTAAGAATCCTTCAAAATCACAATGGGATACTTGTTTACAGAATGCTAGAAATTTAAAAACGTATCAAGGTGCGCCAATGACTGCAGACCCTAAACGTTTTTGTGGTGCGTTGTGGTATGATTATGGTAAGTTTGGTCATCAAGACAGCGGTGGGGATAGAGAACCTAACCCGCCATACAAACATGGCCCAGGAATGGGTGGTAAAGACCCTGGCAATGTACGAGACCGCAGTGGATTAAAGTTTAGGCAAGCAATGTTTGACCGTTCAGGATATTGGCGTAAAGCAAGGGGTCGAATGTTAACTCCTAAAAACATTGCAAGGTTAATGAGCGGTAAAAAACGATAGTTTCCGGAAAGTTTGGATTACTTATATACCCTTTGATACATAAACTGGCATGACAGAATGCACTTGTGGTAGCAATCACGCTAAATCTGAAGACGAAGAAATCGTCGCAACAGAGGAAGTAGAATTAGCTGCTGGATTAGAAGAGCCAGTTGAAGTTGGTAAGGAAGAGGCACTAATGAAAGATATGGAAGCCACACTTGCTAAACTAAAAGAAGTACTCGCATACTTAGAAGATATGGGTGAGGAAAAAGCCGAACTCGATGATGAAGAGGAAGAAGAGGAAGAAGAAGCCGAAGAAGAAGAGGCAGAAGAAGAGGAAGAGGCAAAAATGTTGGAAGAAGAGAAATCTGATTCTATTGATGACCTAGCAAAATCCTTAGCCACTTTGAAGAAACACGGCATTAACGTTTATACAGGAAAGAAAGCAACACCTGCTCCAGCTCCAAAAGCTGAAGAAGTAAAGGAAATTGATTTCTTGAATGTATCAAAATCCCTAGAGGAGATAGATAGAATGGCAGAAAACAAAAACATAGTGGAGGGATTCTAGAATGGCTGGAATGAGTTTTACAGATTATGTTAACGCTTATTACAAAGGCGGACTAGAAATCTCCCAGAGATACGGAATAAGCAAAGCAGCAGATGAATTAACAACATCTGATGACAAATACTTTAACACCATGTATGGTGCAAGTGTATTTAACAACTTGAATACTAAATCTGATGTATTTAAACTTCTTAGAAAAGAAGGCTGGACACAATCAGGTTGGAGAGTATTGACTACCCGAACTGCATCAGCATCTAACAAAGGTATTGCAGAAGGTGGAGACTTTGGTCCTACTGGAGCAGCAGTTGAAGGAGATGTCCCAGACATTGTAGAAGTAAGTGCAACTATGAAAGAAATAGTAAGTCCTTACACAGTTACAACTAGAGCAGCATTACTTTCAGAAGCTGATGATGGAGTTAAAGGATTGGCAACTTTCCTAAGAGCGCAAGCAGCAGAAGCACACTCTTTTTACATTGATGCAATGTTATGTGCAGATGTAGCAACTCCAGCAAATGACAACATGGAATCTTTGTTAAGAGTAGCAATGGACGATACAACTACAACCAATATATCTGCAACTGATGCAGACATGTATGGTGGAACAGTTATTGACCGTTCAGTAGGAAGTGCATGGCACCACGGTTACTTAGACCACGGTAGCATTTCTGGAACTGAAACTGAAAGACCATTAACCTTGTCTATGCTTGACCAAGCAATTCAAAATGCAATAGAAAACGGTGCAACCTACAGCGATTTGATTTTCCTAACAGGTCATCAACAATTGACTGAAATTAAACAATTAATTACAGCAGGAACTTCTAACGCAACATGGAGAATGGCTTTAGAGTCACAAGCTCCAAAAGGAACTAACGGAGTTGCATCAGAACCTGGAATGAACTTAGATGGACGAGTTGGATATTATGACAGCATACCAATCTACGCAACACAGCACTTGGGTACAGCATTGACTGACCAAGCTGGTGGAAGCACAGCAGGTATGGGACCAGTTCTATTATTGGACATGTCTAACTTATACGTTAAAGTTGCAGCACCAACTACATTCTTAGCACAAGAAGACTTAGCAAACGTAGCAGCATTGAAACGCAACTATGCATTTATGACTGCTGGTGAGTTAATCTGTACTAAGTTTAAAACACAAGGACAAATACGCGGATTGGAAGTTAGCGCTTAGACTTAATTGGAGCTATGATATCATGGTTACGATTAGGTACAAAGGAACTAAGCCTACTTTCCGTAGGACTGATGGGGGGAATGTTATTGCGTTCCGCCCCAACAAAGTCTACACGTTTGATGAAAATGACAAACGCTTCAAAGAATTTGTTGCAAAGTTACTTGCCAGACCGCAAGAGTTTGAAGTCCAAACTAAGGTCGGGACTAAAGACATCGGCGCAGGGGTTCGAACTCGCAGCAAAGCTCCTAGAACCAAAAAAGAAGAAGTAAAGCCAAAGGCAAAGCCTAAAAAGGGCAAAGGCCTTAAGAAAGGCAAGGGAAAAGCTAAGTAATGCCAACAAACGTAGTAGACAAAACTAGAATAAGTAATAGTTTACAGTCAATGACTGTTACTAATGCGGCCGTAGGTCTTAGTGGTAGTGCAGTAGTAGTTTTAGATGTAATTAACGCAGAGGCTTTTGAAAGGGCTACTATTCAGATACGCAATGAAAGTGAAGGTGCAACAATTACTGCAAAAGTATATGGAAGTCTATTTGGTGCAGATGTTCATGGAACTGTAGGTGGAAGTAACTGGGTACAGATTGGTGATGACATAACTATTGCTAACGATTCAGCAGCTATGAAATCTATAGCAACTACTGGTTTGAAATTTGTAGGTGTGACAATGTCAATAGCATCAGGCACCCCTACATTTAATGCAGGTAATTGTCTTATGTTTTTGCAGGGGACCATTTAGTGAATGGCTTCTCCTATATACTCTAATATAGTCTCAGTAAGTGAGGTTGTCTAATGGCACTTCGTTATGCAAGGGTAACTGGAAACTGGGCAGATACAAGTACTTGGGCTGCCACACCAACTGGTGCAGTAGGAGAAAGTGTTCCTGGTTCTGGTGACACTGTTGAGATAAATACCGCATATAAGAGTGATGGAAGTGGTGGAACAAGTGCTGGAGCAATAACAGTCACATTGACTGGAGATGTAGAAGTTCAAGCTCTTAAATTAACTAGTGCAAACAGCAGTTATGATGCTACAATACATACCGCTTCAGAACATACTATAACATGTAATACTTATGGTGGCGGTAGTAGTTCATTTGCTGGATATTCAGCAAAGATTGATGGTTATACTGAATTAACTGGAAATGTTAATCTTACATTTACAAGGTCTGGGGCGCATACAATAGTAATTGACCCAAATCATCAAACTAACAAAGTAAATGATATAACTGTTAATCATGCATCTAATGTGCTGTTATGTGGTAGTGATATAAATATTAAAGGAGACTTAACAGTTACAGCAGGAAAATATACTACTAATTCGGCAGAAGATGGTAGTGGAACTAATTTCAACCTTACAGTAGGAGGAGATGTTCTTATAGGGGAAAGTTCAGGCTCAGGAGATAATGCAGTATTAGATGGCAATGCTTCTGCAATAACAATTAATGGTGGTATGAAGATTGATGTTA